ATGTACCCGAGTTAAACCCAAATAACCAGAAAGGTTAATCCAATGTCCGAAAGCAACTCTACTCGCGCCCTTAAGCTTATCGTCAAGAAGCAGATCACGGCCCAGCATATCAAGCTGGAGAACGGTATCGAATACGTAATGCGTTTCGAGTGCCCCATCTTCAAGGCTAAGGACGAAGTAAAACGCCGCGCCCCGCGCAACCCGGACGCGGACCCCGCCCCGCGCCAGGAACCGCCGATGCTGGTGCGCGTTACCGACTTCACCAACGGCGAGCCGGTGAAGGGCGAAATCATCGTTCCTGCTGTCTTAGAAACCGAACTGAAGGATGCCTATCCCGACGACACTTATGTTGGCAAAACCTTCCTGCTGGTGAAGCATCGCCCCGACGGAAAACGCTACAACACTTTCGAGGTCAGCGAAGTCGAAATTGACACCACTGAATACGACGAAGAAACCGGCGAGATTGCCGAAACCGAGGAACCCGCCAAGCCCGCTAAGGCCGGTGCGAAGAAACGGGCGGCATAAACCGGGGCTCTAACCGCACTTCTATCGCTGACAGTTTCTGGAGAATGGCGGAGATTTCGCCATTCTCTTTTTCCGTCTTAGATGTCAGCGCCAACATGTTCGTTTCGAGGTTACTCACGCGTTGCCACAGCACGCCGACTGAGAACACGGAACTCGCCAGACTAAGCATCAGCGATACGACTACACCTATCGGCATCATTAACCCCTGATCGCTAGAGCGCCGTCTGTGATGTGTTACCATTACCATTTGCGCTTTGCTCCCGGTGCTTTCTTATTGACCTTCGCTGGCTTGGTTAGGTCAACCGCCTTATCGGCCGCTTCCCTCAATGCTTTACGCTCCGCCTTCTGCCGCTCTCTCAACGCGATATCACACGGTCTTGTGCGGATAATGCGCCGAGGTGTGTCGTCACGCTTATGCATCACGCTTATGCATCACGCTTATGCATCACGCTTACGCCTCGCTAAACGGCACGTCGATAACGCTACCCTTCTTCGCCTTAGCCTTCGGTGTCCGCAACGCTTTTGGCGTAATATTCGTCGCCGGTCCTGGCTTCGTTTTAACCTTCCGCTTAGCCTTCGCCAATGCGGGCAATTTCCCTTCGCGCAGCAACCGTCTCCGTGCGGATACGCCCGGCTCTTTGGGCTGCCGCACGAGATTGGTGACATTGATGTGTGGCGGTTCGATGGGTGTTTCGGCCGCCTTGATGCCTGCCTTCATGGATTTCCGCCGCAGCCGGTTTTCGCCGATGGTACCCAGCTTGCTGGGTATACTTTCCGGATTAGCGAGTATACCGATAGCGAACATCCCCAGCCCGGCGCCGACGAAAATAAATCCCAGCACCACAACCGCGCCGCGTATAAACTGATGCCCCAACCAATCCATCCAACCGGCTGCCCCCGGCGCGAGTGCGCTGGCGGCGGACGCGCCGGCCGATGCGATAGAGCCGGTCGCCGACGCGCCGAGTGCGGCGGATGGTGCCGCGCCGGAGATGCCGGCGGCGATGCCGTTGGCCCAATCTTGCGCGGTAGCGGGAAACGCCTTACCTGCTTCCCATTGGGCCTGCGCTGCGAGGAAATTAGGGTTGGTGATTAAATTCTGATCAACGGGCGAGTTAACGGACACGCCCGCAGCGTTCGCTAGGTACTGTGCGTAACTTGCACTATTTTGCGATGTATTAGAATAATCACCATTCACCCACATATTTGTTGCGGCGGACAATGTTTGACCCTGATATCGCGGCGTATTCCAGTTCGCAACTTGCGCAGCAATACCGGACGTAACATCTGGGTACGCGGTCTGCTGTCCGCCCAGCATGATCGCGCCCGGATTATTGTTGGTGATTGTCCACGCCATTGGCGCTTATGCCTTCCCCGTAACGGTGGCGCGTGACGGTTGGTGCCGCACCGTCTGTTTGAACGGCTGCGGCGCGCGCGTCATTGACAATGCAGGCGTGACGCTAGGCCCGACCGGGTAATTATCTTTACCGAACGGAAAGAACTGATCGCTAACACTCGGCATTGGCGCGCGCCCGTGCGGCGTCGCATGGAACAAGTTAGCATATGTCCGCTGCGTTTCCTCAAGCGGTGCGTGTCCGATGCCGCCCGGCGACGAATATGCACCGTTATTTCCCTGCATCGCATCATGAAACCGTGCATCGGAATAGTCGCCGAACGTGCCACCGACAAACGAGGTTTGACCAATCGTGCCGACCACGGCCTTGTCGCCCGGCGCGGACGGCTTCCCGGTTAGCATCTTTCTCCAATCGAACATTTTATGCCTCCACACAAAGCAGTGCAATTTCCGCGAAGTTGAGCGCGGGCACGCTATATTGAATAGTCTGTTTAGCAATTATACGATCATTGCGGATAGATGGTGCTTTATAATCCGTCATCTTGCACGTATCACAATCCTTATAGATGATCGCGGCGGCGAGTATTAGAGCCAGGAAAAATAAGACCGCATTTTCGCTCATGTCGCAGCATCCTATTGTGTGATTTTATATGCACCGGTTTTTTGTGCTTCGGCTAGACTACCAGTGCCGTATATAGAAATCTCACCGGCACTGGAAGATTTATTTTGGCGTGTGCTCTTAGTAACTGCCGGAACGGATGATTGGGTGTTATCCGGCGACGTAGAATTCTGCGCAGCACCTTGTTCAACCGGTGTTGTACTTTTCTGCAAGGTCGCCAGTATATCCGTCCACGACTTCACGGGCGGCACATCAATATTCGCGATTTGTGGTGGCGTGTAACCGGCAGTTTGTGACGTATCTGCAACCGTGTTTGGCGTGTGCTTAAAATATGCATAAGCCACCACACCTAACGCGGCAACACCAAACACGATTGCAGCGTCGCCCGATGTCATGCCAAATTTGCCCGCAATTGCAGTTCCTCAATCATGGCTTTATACAGCACAAATGCTGCGTGATCGTATCCACGCGTAATCAACAGACAGGCCGGTTTGATAACCCGGCACCAATATATCGCCGCAAACGGCGCGCTTTCCTTGGTATCCATTTTGCGCAACCATTCCGCGACAGCCGGGCCTATCACGTAGTAGTTATCCAACGCCTGTTTGCCGCCCGGAACTGTCATCATAGCACCGTCGCGATACTCGCGCAAAATCTGCAATTCGTCGCACTTATCATCCTTGCCCAAAATCTCAACAAACGCCGTCGTGATAAAACACATTCCGCCGCTGTTAATCTGCGCAATATCGGTCTGGCCCTGGATTGCGGTCTTGCTTACATCCGCGTTAATCTGCGCCTGTTGCACACCTGCCGCAACAACTGCCTGTTGCGTCACCTGCTGCATTTGCGCAATCTGAAGCGTTGTATTGTTGTTCGACGCGGTGATTGCGGCCTGCAATGAATTGCTACTTTCGGCGATTGCCTGCTGTGTGCTTAGTGACTGATTAGCAACCTGCGCAGCAAGCGTGTTTTGCTGCTGCGTTGTCTGCGCCGCGAGCGTGTTCTGCTGCTGCACAGTCTGCGCCTGCAAATTGGCCACGGCGACAGCGGCGGCCACCTGATCGGCCTGTGCATTAGCCTGCGTATTCAGCGCGGCGAGCTGTGTCTGGGCGTTGAGCTGCTGTGCCTGCAACGCCATGCCTGCTTGCACGGTTGTCGGGTCATAACCGGGCGACGTGCTAACAACCGTAGTTCCAGACGATCCGCCGTTGTTCATGAACAGATACAGCACGACAAACAGCAGGATTAACCCGGCCGTTTTCATGGGATTATTTTTCACCCAATCGAGCATGATAACCCCCTGTTAAAGCTGTGCGCGCCCGGTGCCGCCCGGCCCCAGCGGAAACGGCGTATTACCCATGCCGATATTGCGGATATCGGTTGACGCGAATTCCGGATAATTGGTTTGATACCCGAACGCGTTAATCTGCGGCTGCGTGCCGAGATCGGCGAGATTTCCATCCGGCGTAAACTGACGCGGGTTATATAGACCACCGGCCATACTGGGAATGCCGTTAGTCTCGACGGTCGGCGTCACCCATAACTGACCCTCGAGCTGCGGGAACGCAACACCGATTGACGATCCGCCATTCCGGTACCGCGTCCGCACGGCGCCATCAATCGGCGAGTGCACGGCGAGCTGTAGCGTCTCAAACGCGTAACTCTGCGCGCCTTCATCAGGCAACCGCTTGCGCTCATGCACGTAATGCACAAGCGGCTCATTCGTCGGGGCGTCACGCACATCCGCGAGCGCCTTCTTTTTGAATAACCCGAACATGGCTCGCGTCTCCTTAGTATGACACGCTTGTGCCCAGCACACTCGGCATAGTGAACGAACCCATGCCGGAGCTAGCCGGACCAGCACCGGTAACCGGGGCGGTCGCCGCGCCGAGTGCGCCGGAGAACGCCGAACCGGCCGCCTGGATCACGCCCGCGGTGTTGGCTTTCTTGCTCACGAGCGTTGCGAGGATCGCCACGCCAACGATGGCAACAGCGATTGTAACGAGGGGCTGCATATCCATGTCTTATCTCCTTAGAGAAACATCAGGGCCATACCGGCGTATTTCGCCACGGTGCCCCACATATCGCTGTTTGAACTCGACTTGTCCGCTTTGGGCGGGGCGTTCGGCGCGGCAACTGGCGCAGCATTGGACGCGCTTGCGGCCGGGTTAGCGGTGACGGTGGCCGGACCGCTAAGGCGTGCGTTAGTGAGCTGCTGGAAAAATCCCTTATCGGCGGAGAACATCAGCGCGACTAGCACAAGCACCATGAAATATACCGACAACCGTTTCCACTCGCCACCCAAATATCCGACCGCGCCGACCGCACCAATCGCCAGCAATCGTGTACCGAACCCGCCTTTGCCGCCGATATCCGTGACCAACTCGTTGCCCAGATCAATGTGTGTGTCCCGCACGCCGGAAATCACCATTAACAGGCCGATAAATACCATCGCGAACGGCATGTTAATTTAGCTCCCTGGCGCGGTAAACCATTGCATGAATGTGCCGCCGAATTGTGTTGCGCTATCCAGCGGTCCGCCACCAGTCGGACCGGTGAACAACCCGTGCAGGGTGTTGGAAATGATGCCGCCGACGCCGGGATTTTTGTTGGCGGCGGCGCTAGTGCTTGATGCACTAGTCGACTTAACCGGCCCAACAAAAAATCCCATATACTTCGGCAATTTTCCCTGTGCGGTGATGTGCACGAAAAACGCCAGCACGAGGAAACCAAAAATCGTGTTAGAGTGCATGACTTGGTTTCCTCTAATTGGCTGTTAAACCAAACCAACTTTCTGCGCCAGAACCGGCCACTTAGCACCGATCATGTACGCAATCAGAACGATGATGAGAAGTTTCAGCATAATAGTCCCCTTAGTCCATGTTGCCGACGATGTGCGCTAGCACGTATTTCCACAGGATCATGAGCACCAGAAAAAATCCGATGAACATCGCCCAATGCTGGGCGTCCATGTCCTGACTGAACGGGCGCTTAAGCCAGTCGCTAAAATACTGCATTTGGCGTCCTCCGATTGTAGGTTAAGCCGCGCCGCTAACCCCATGATAGCGGCGCGACTTAAGATCAAACGCCGTACAGCGCACCAGCGTTGGTGATCTGCGACACGATAGCAAGACTTTCCCAGCCCACATAAGCCACGGCCGCCGCGTTGAGGCCAGTCGGGTTCAAAATAAGCTGCATGTTGCCATATTGCACCGTCGAAATGGGTTTCAGCCGATGCGAGAAATAGTACGTGCCGATGGGGAAATCATCGCCGATAGTCTGGCGCTCCCACAGCTTCACAAGATACGCATCAGCCTTGAAAATATTCGTGTAGTTAGCGGCCTGGAGCGCCCAATAGTTAATGAACGCCTCAGTTCCGATCCACGGCGCCACACCGTCGCGCAGCACGACGTACGTGCTCATGAAATTGCGGAAGTTGCTGTAAGAAATGGGGTTATCCACAGCATTAACCAGCGGCGTAACGCTGGTATAATTCAGCAGATAAGCCGTGGCCAGATCGAGTGTCGGGAGCACCGGGCCAGTTTTCGGATCAGTCGGCAACTGATCCAGGAAATTCTGGTACACCGTATACGTGATACCGGACAGCGTACCAATGTTCGCCGATGCCGACAGATAAACCGTATTCGTAACGTCCGTCGTGGTCGCGGCGCAGAACGTCGGCGTGAACGTAAACGCGAGGTTCATGGTCGCATTCACGACGTTCGCGAAAATGGCACCGCGCAGATCAAAATCACCGTAGGAAATCGGCACCTCATAGAACACGCGGAAGTTCTGCACTGTGCCGGTACCGGCCACGGTGCTAGCCGTCGAGTTAACGCCAGCAATCGCGCCCGTGCCAGCGGCGGCCGGATGGTTGTTGCCGTAGCCCATCGTGTTATCGGACGTAAACGCTGCACCAAACACGGCCTGCCGGCGCGCGGTGGCCAGCGCCATCAGATGCCAGCCGTAGGTGTTTACGCGCTGTTGGTTCGACAGATCGGTAAACGTGACGTTAGATAGCACGTTAGCAAGACCGAGATTGGTGAGCGTCACGTTGTCGCCCGCCGCGCCGGACGTGGTGAATTTGCCGAAAATCTCGATCACGAAGCGCTTGATCAGCCCGACATTGCGTGGCGCGACATTCGTGGTCACACCGAGACCGGAGATCGTGCCGCTCGCGATGGGGAGCCACATGTCAATAGCGTTCGCCAGAATGAGAGAGCGAGCGGCCATGTTTGCGGCCTGCGGATTTCCGCCGCCCGTATTCGCCATAGGCTGCTGAATTGCCATGGTTAGATATCCTTTCCAGTGTGAGCGGGATGCCAGATAAGCGCAATGCCGAAACCGGCGATAAGCACCATTAGCGTGATGACAAACCAGTTGTATGGGTTGCCCATTAGCGCGAAGTTAAGCGGAATGTATTTCACGGCGTTAACTCCCGTTATCGGAAGCACCACCAAAGCCGCGTAGGCCAGACGCAACGGCACCGATAAGGAGCACGCCAATGCTCGCCATCAGGACCACCGTCACCCAATTGACGATATTCCAGGTCAGATAGTTCGTTTCCACACTGGTTTCCCCATGCTAAAGCGCGCGCCTTTTCGGCCGCAATCGTGCGTCAAATCTCTCCGTGATCCGGTCCGCACTGGGCGCGGGGCCTACGGTGAGAAGGCTGTTTTCGCCAACGTCATACCACTTGCTGTGATACTTCGGTAAGCGTTCGTCTAGCGCACCATGGGGTAGAAACGCTTCGACGGTTTTACGGTCTTTGTCAGAATTGAGATGGAATGCCGTATAGAAATCCGCCTCACTCACCGCAAAACGCGTAATCCATACCGGGCGCTGGGTGAGAATAATCGCCGGTATCTTCTTGCTTCGGCCCTGCGTTAAGAGCGCGCGTAACGCGCCCTTATCAGGGACCATGTAACCTTCATCAATATACAGCCCGATATTTTCGCGCTTCCAAATTGACCAAAACCACGCTTCGACCGCCTCATCATCGTCTGGTTTAGGGTGTACAATGTACAGGCCGGGGTGCTTTGGTAATTTCTCGCCGAGCGAAATCTCTTCGATATACCTTGACGAATTCAGTAAATCGTCGCCTTTATAGTCAACGATCACTGTGGGGCGACGGTGAAAGCCGCTTTCGGATAACAGCCACGCCCCATACTGCGTTTTGCCGCTACCCGTGCGCCCGAATATCAGCGTTCGCTGATCGTCGCGGGGCAGGCGGAAACCCGGCATTATTTTGCGGCGGCCGGGGGCGTGCTGCTCTGCGCGCTCGAATGCGTGGCGACATTGGCCACAACGGTGAGCAGCGAAAACGCGCCGCCGACAATGGCCGTGAGCTGATCACCGGACAGGTAACCCTTAGCAACCAAAAATCCGCCGCAAAGAATGGCGATGTTCTGGAGCTGGTTCACAGCGGCGGTATTCGTGAGAAATGAGAGCATGTTGATCCTCCGGGAGTATGGCCGGTGCGCCGGAACACACCAGCCACAATGTACAGCCAAGCAGTATTCGCGAGAAATGTCAACGACTTTCGGGCTTGCTTACTTTAGAAATTGCCCGGCAAGCATCGCGAAATCTGTGATAGTCTGTGATGATTGCTTTGATGTATTCATTATGACCTTGTGTCGCGTTTAGTTCGGCCAGCAAGTTTTGCTGGTATTCTTTACTGTATCGCGTGAGTGGCGGGCAAGTATAGATGATTACTCTACCTGGAGCTTGCTCTATAGTCTCACCAATCGAACACGCGTTACATGGCACCAGCGGCGAGAGTAGCATCAACACTATCGGGGCCAGGATCACCCGCGATAGCCAGTTTCTCGTTTGCCGCTGCGGCAACATCGGCGGCACCGGTAAGTAGCTCATTTGTGGCCTCAACTTTCGCTTCTTCCTTCACGGCCTGAATAGCCTGCTGCGAAAACATGCGGATCACCGCATAAACTGCGAGTGCGCCTGCGCCAATGGCGGCAACGCCGACGATGGTTAGTCTGTCCATTTGCATTCTCCTTAGCAAGGTAATCCGGGCGGACACGGAAACGGTGACCAAAACACAGTCATCGCCGCCGCGAGTTTATGACCGTGTTCGTAAAGCAGGTAAGCAACGCCGAAAGTGAGCGCGGTTCCGGTAAGGAAGATTTCAGCGTAACGGTTCATTCCGGCAACATCCTTTCTAGTTTGAATGTAGCGCCGGGAAATCGCGTAACGAGATAATTTAGTCGAAGCTCGGCATCTTCACGTGTCGCATAAATATCCTCTTGTAATCCGTTAACATCGAACGAGAAAAGTTTTCTGCCATCATTCCATGTTATCCGCCACGGTGACGATTTAAGAAACAAGCATCGGTAAACACCTGCGCACTCGGCTTCACCCATCACACACCCGCCGCCTGAAAATGCATAGGATCAGGACGGCTTACGAAATCTCCGCCCCACGTCCAACCTTCGGCCTTAAACGCGAGCACTAGCGGGGACTTAGCGTGGAAGCCATACTGTGACAGATGCCCCATCGGATTGCGCTCAACATCAACGTCTATCGCACAGCCATAGGCATGCATTGATAGCGTATTACCGCCACGGATTAGGCGGTAATTGAAACTGCCACCATAAGGAAGCACAGGTTTCATACAACCGTATACTAACTTATATTGATCCAGCACACGCGCAAAGCTAGCCGCGCATTTCCGATGCATTGGAATGCGCTTCACCGGCCTGCCTTCATACGTGATCTCAAACGGCGGTACAACGTACACGATATTTGCAGCGTACCAATGCTCGTTAACCTGCGAATGATCACTCCCGCGCGGATTGCCGTAAAACGTGTCAACGTCGCGCTGATTAGGCCAATTGTTATGCATGGCTCATCCTCGCCTTATACGCAGCGAAATGGCCAACAGCAATCGTGCCGCTTACCACCGCGAAATTGAACCACAGTTGTGCGGTCTCACCCATACCAGTAACGCCGTAATGATCCATTAGCTTAACGCTCGCATCGGCGAAGCCGTTAGCCTCGAATTCGTTCAGCGCCAATTCCGGGATTTTGACCGCAGCCGCTGCTACGCCGGTGATCGTTACCAGCATCGCTGCGACACCGTTCAGAGTAGCTTGAACCGACTTGCTTTCGCGCGGTTTTCTGGGGCCGGTTTTGCGCTTTTTTCGTCCGGTTGGGGTGAGTTCTTCGTCGCCTGTTCCGGAGAAATCGGCAGGGTTGACAATTCCTCCGCTTCCTCCGTCTCCTCCACCTCCAATTCCGTCACCAAGTTCAGCAACTCGGCTATCATCTGCTTCAGTTCGTGCGTCTCCGTTTCCAGCGTCTTCAATTGTGCCAGAACCGCGGACAACTCTGCGGACGATCCTTGCCATGTATTTACACGCTCCTCTAAAGCGGCGAGCTTAACGCCCATTGCTGTGGTTTCTGCGGCGGCGATAACGTTGGCCGCGAGGTGTTCGGCTTGTTCGACGCGCTCCGCGGCATTTTCCTGCACCGCAATCGCAACGTCTACTTCGCTCTTAACTTGTTCTGCTATAGTTTTCGAGACAGCAGCGTCAATATCAGCCGTTGACATTCCTGCACCTGCATTTCTAAGTTGACAACCCTAAAGCACAACTCGGTGTACGGGATATCGAGCGACGGAACCGCGCGGAGAAGTTCGAACGCCTCCGCGCATTCCGATGGTTCATAGGGCTTGCCCGGTGTTGTCATTGTAAGGATGCTCCAATGCCTTCAAGCGAGTGTCAAGATCGGCCGTCTGCTTGAACAAATATTCGACATGCTGCGCAACCATGCCCAACGCCGCGTTCAACGCGATTTCGCCCGGCGTGGCGATGTATGCGGCGGCCGGTTCCTCCGGCACGTGCTGCGGCACATCGTTGCACACGTGCTGTGCAGCGTGGTGCGCGGTTAGGGCGGCGAATGTAGGGTCAACGTCGGGGACAATTATTGCCGAACCGTGCGGCAGAACATTCGTCGGGGATAAGAGTGTCGCACTTTCCTCCTTGGACGTTGATGCAGTCAATTCCGCCGTGATGTCCGTCCCGTTCTGATCCTGGATTTGCATTTCCTTCGCCTTTCTTAAGCAAAATTGTAAGCGCGTTTTCGATCCGGCCTAACCGTTCATCAAACGATTTCGCCAACGCAACCGTCGCGTTGAGCTGCTGTTCGATTTTCGACGGGTCTAGACCCAGTGATTTCATCATCATTTTTAGGGGCATGGGGTAACCTCTGTTGTGCTGCATGGATACGCATTCGGACTAAGGTCAGGATTTGCGCGAGCTTAGCGCGCTCCGTATCGTCACAGCTAAAGTTTAGGCTTAGCTGCGGTTGAGAGCGTGCCGGTTTGCGCGCGGTTATTTTAACTCTTTGCATATGAACGCCGCGCCGTTTGTTGCCGACTGTACATACACGTCGCCCTGCGCACAGGGCAGACCGATTTGTTCGTATCGTTCGCCTGGTTCCAGGCCGATGCAATTCGTCACCGCGAGCTGTGACTTGGCCGCCGCGTTGTATGCAACCGCCTCGTCACTGGCGTTGTTGTACGTGAAAAACAGCGTCGTCGCCGCCGTTTTGGGGTTTTGCAGCATGAAGCCGTAACGGACGCCACGGTGTTTGAAAAGCTGCGACGTTAACGCGATTTGTGGCGTGTTTGCCACAGCGATGGTTGTCGAGTAGTCATACCAGAAATTAGCGTGCGTTTTGTCGCACGTCCATTCGCATGGCGGGATGAGCGCGTCAACGAAGATTAACCGCAGTTTGCCAACGAGCGGAGAGAACGACACGAGGTCGCGGGTAAACAATGGTGGCTGCGTGACTAGCGGTGATACTACGCCGGTATTTGCCTGACACAAGATCGGTGCATCAATAATGCCGATTTCAATAGAGTAATCGTTTGCAGGATCGGACAGGCACAGCGGATACCATCCCTGCGTTGCACCGTTCACCTTGATACGCTGGCCGCTGCCCTTGATGCTTAACACGACTTTGCCGGGACAGTCCGACGCGTCGATGTACACGGATTGGATGGATGTCATTCCCTTGGCCTTAGCCTCGGTTCCGATGTCGATCACAAACCGCTCACCGTTGAATTTGCCGAGCGTATATCCCGCGCCGAGCTGTGGCGTCTCGCCGGGGAACGCCATGGCGTCAATGTCGAGCCGCGGGTAATCGGACCATTGTTCGTTCATGTCGCCAATGGTCGATGACGCGAGTGTTCCGTCAAGCGTAACAGTGATCGAATTGGGTCCGTTAGCCGCGCTGCTTAAACGCGATAATGAAACGCCAGATGTGTCTTTGCGCATGTGTTTGTCCCGTGTTCTATGAAGTCCTTAGACTAATATGTATCCGTAAATTTGCGCCGAGCCCGCGTTTAATCGGGCAGAAATTTCTTCGCTTGGTGTATAATCGCCATGTATCGCGAACGACTGCCCTGCCCCAAGAATAGATATTGTGACATCGCTAAGCGTCACATCGGGTGCGCGGATTTCCACGTAATCTGGCCCATCATTATAGATGTAAATCCCCTTGCGCCTAACACCCTGTCCGGCCAGCACAACAGATGACGCACCGGCTAACGCCGCGTTGAACGGTGCCATGACGCCAGACGGCGTATCAACTCGCCAGACATATGGCGGTATAACAGCATCCGTGAATACTAGCGTTAGCGCATATGTTGTGGGCGAATTAACGCGCTTGCCGGAACCGTCTGTTACGAAACCTAAATTTGCAACAGTTTCCCAAGATGGCCGCCTGGTCGCGTTGACATTATATTTGTCAGTATAACCAACATCGAATGAGCCGCTTCCGCTTGGCACGATTAATGAAAACCAACCCTGTGATGATGGGGGGCACGTAATAATCTGCCCGCTGTCGCGGTTTTGCAATGATAACGATCCATCGCCCGGCCCATTATCTATGTATACACTGGCGAGCTGTGTCAACCCGCCGGAGTTCATCTGCGATGATATATCAATGGTCGTTGATACGCCGTTAATGCTCTCCGGCCGCGATGCATTATACCAGTCGGCATTGACAACCGCGTTAACGGTCCCGGTTCTGAAATCCAAATTGGGCACGAAACGGCTCGTAATGAATTTTCGTCCGCCGCCTAATGTACGCGGGTTATTCGATCTCATTATGTCGCGCCTAATGTCCGTGTTAAATAACGCTGCGTGCCATCAGCTTTGAACGTTGGACTATTCAAAGTTTTGGTCACTGATTTGCCGTCAACAATATCGACAATGTCAGTATATGTCAAGGTGTTTGCCCCCTTGGCGCGCACTTTTTCTTTGCCGGTCGCTGCGTTGCGGGCCGCGTAAAGCTTCTTGGCGGCGATATGCACATGGGTGAATTCGGCCTCGAGTGACCATGCGCCAAGGCGGGCTTGGTCAAGGGGCATATCGAGCGCGGTGCAAATGATGCTATCCGTGTCGCAGTAGATTGGATTTTCGGCGCGGGATATACCGAGCATGAGTTCGGCGCGGGCGGCGCCGGTAATGCTCGCGGCTGTGGCGACGTTGCTGAATTTCTGGTGTAGAGCGGGACGCGCGTAAATCGTGTATTCGGGGCAGGATAGATGGATGGTCGCGCCCTCTAGTTCCGGTTCAAAACCCAGTAAGCAGAGTTCCATGTCTTTGAACTTGCGAGGGTTGATAGCGAAACGACCGTAGGCGTTGTTAAGTAGCAGTTTAGTGCGCAAGGATTTGCCCTGCAAGATTTTATCATCGGGCGTTGCCTCGAGGCGCTCCTTAAGCGCAGCGCGGGTTTCGTATAGAGGGATGATGAATTTTGAGAAGTCAGAGAATTCGTGAAAGTCTATCGTGCGGCGCAGCTTAATATTGGAAATTAAGCCGAGGTTGAGGGCCATGTTATATTCGTGTATAGTAGTGTGGAAAATTCCGTGTTTAACGGATGATGTTAAGGTATTGGTTTCTGGGTCGTAAGAGAGAAGCGCGTTGCGGTTGTCACATTCGAGTTCAATGAATGCGGTATCGGGACGGATAGCCGGTTTGTTGGTGAACACATCGAAGGTCGAGCTAATAGGATGTTTGTAGTTCGCCATCGCGTTGGGATAACTGCTGTTAATATCGTATAGTTTATAGGCGCCCGTATAGTGACCTTTTGGGGCGATAAGCTCGACGCGTCCGCCGAAGTAGAAATGGCGGAAATATTCGTCGGTGGCCTCGCCGAAGGTGCCAATATCGGGATAGATACGGGTGAGGGCTTTGATCGCCGCGCCACCAATGGTTAAGGCGTCCCCGTGTTCGGCGCGGAATTCTTTGATAGCCGGGAGCAAGTTTGCGCAGTCGGATATGCAGTAACTTGTGATTTCGGGGCGGTGCTGATTGCGCAGTTCGGGTGTAAAGTAAGAATAGTCGATTTCTTCTTTAGAGATTGCGGATAATTTTACGGGTAGGATGTGCAGACTATCGCGCAATTCGTGACGACCGTAACGGGCACGCATAAGGGCGCTGCCCTTGAACTGCACACGGCCGGACAACAGCGACAGTAAGAACATCCAATCGAATTTGCCACCGTTGTGCGCGTAAATTGTGTAGGGAGCAGGAAGCGAATTGAAGGCATCAGCGACCTCCTTAAGCCATTCAACAAAGTTCTCGTTCCAGATCACGATTGGTGGGAATTCGTCCGCGTAGATCACGCCGAGGAAGGGCACGATGCGTTCATCGGGTTTGGTGTTGTCGAAAGGGTTGGTTTCAGTGTCGAATATGGCGATGTTGTTGGCGCGGGACTTGGCGTCACTAGCACGAGTGCGGGAACGGGCGGAATGACCACCGCAGTGCGCGCGCGCCTTGTCACGTATGGCGCGAGCTTGTTTGGCACGTTCAATGGTTTCGCGTTTGGCGTTCTCACGCTGGATCGTGCGCGGTAGGATCATGCGGCGTTCGCCGTTTGGTGTACGGATTAGGACGGACATTAGAGCAAGCCCCGTTTGCGCGCGTAAGAGGTGCGGTTATACTCGCGCTGCTTCTCTTTAAGCTCCGGTTTAGCCGCGCGGTATTTTGCCATATACTCACGCAGGTGCGCTTTGTATTCTTCGGACTGCTTGTATGCAGCTTCATAAGCGCGTTTGTCGTCGCGATTTTTGTGGGCCATTAGAGGATGCCCCGCTCGCGTGCTTGGCGAACAGCGCGAGCCGTGGATTTGCGCGCGTTGCGTTCGGCTTTTGTCTCGGCTTTAACAACCGGTTTAGTCTCGGCTTTAACCTCTGTCTTAACAGCAGGTTTAGGCGGAGGGATTGGGATTGCGGGTTGATTGCCACTTACGATAACGTGGCGTTCGTGCGGTGCGCGCTTGGCAAGATGCCGGGGGAGGCCAATGTATTGTTCTGTTTGTGGCGTGGGTTTTGGCTTTGGTTTATCTTCAACCAAAGAGACGCGCGTTGTATTGCCGCGCCAGAATGACTTAAAGGCAATGGTTAAGTCGTTCGTCCATACGCGCTCCGGCCCACGTTCGCGACGCTCGCTGGCAGACATGCGTAAGCGGGCGGGGAGCTGTTCACTATTCTCAGGGGTTAAGGTGATGACGTTTGGCATGGTTAGTCTCTCGGGTAAGGTTTGTATTCGATTTCGGCAATCCAGTCGTTAATGGATTTCTGTATGGTGGATTGGTCTTTGCCGAGCATGCGGCGCTTTTCATATTCCATAATGAGCGCGACCGCCGCTTGCGCGCTGTCGAACCATTGGTATTCCATGCCGGCTTTGCCGCGCCACATGGGAACACCGTATAGGCCCGGCTTATCGCCGACGACGGTTACGATGGATTTCGTCTTCTTGCCCGTGCGCGCGTTCGTTGACGTCATCGTGATTTGCTTCTTCTTCTTGCTGTATGCATAACGATCAGACGCGCGGGGTTTCTCAACTAGGACACGACCGTTGCCGTGTGCCACCACGAAGTCGCCAGTTACGGCGGAAGCGCCCTTGCCGACTTTGACGCTTTGGAATAGTTCTGGGGATTTCCAGGTGTCGCCAAAGCTTAGGGCCAACTTGCGGCGATAAGCGTTCATTGGTTTGCGGAGGTCACCCTTGAATAAGCCGCGGGCCTTCGCGAATTTTAAGGCCGCGCGTAAAGATTTCTCTTGACTTGCCCCAGACGGTGATTTAGATTTGTGCTTGGCCATGCTGCTTTTCGGGCAGTTAAGTTGACATGGCCATTCCCGGTTGATGATGGGGAAAACGCATCTTCCGGTTGATAGGCCGCCGCTCGAGCCATGCTCGCGGCGGCCTTATTGTTTTAGCAGAGGTTTCGCCGGATGTCACCTTGTATTTATTTGCACGTTACTCCGGGATTTAACTAATTGTTAAGGTGTATGCAAGATGTGAGTGATTTGTATTTTGTTCCGGTCATCTTATTCGTCTCCTTCAGTTGTATGCACTGGTACCACATAGCGAGTTTCTAACCATACGTTTGTATTGTTTGTAAACCAAACCTTAACAGTATTAACGTATCTCATCTGAATCACACCGCGCCAATTTATATGATCGGTTGAACACGGTACTTCATTGAGATATAAATCAGAAAA